ACCTCATCCCCCGTGATCAGCGGCAGGTCCATAAACAAAGGCAGCATTGGAACAGGCGCTGCAAACCCAGCCAATCCGCCCTCATCCAGCTCCAGATCACGCGGTTCATAAACCGACCGCGCCACCCGCGTGCCTTCACACAACAGGGCTTCAGCAACCTCGATGCGATCAATCCGGTAGCTCTGCGCCTGCCCATGTTCATCAGGCAAAGCCACCACATCTCCCACCTGAATATTCAACGACGACAGAGGCAATGCAAACCGCACCATATCCTGCGCCAGCCGCGCCTCTGCCAGCCAGCGTTCCGCCACCTGCCGCGCTTCGCCCCGATACATGGTCACATTGAGTTCTGTCCCAGACACCGCCCCGCTGGTGTCATCGGCGAACACAGCGTCTTCCGATAGCGCCTCAAACTCCCCCAAGGCCTGAATGGCATCCACCCGCACTCGGCCAATGGTCTCCGCATCCGAGCGGCGCACCCGCTCGATCCCCAAAGGCAGGTCCGCAGGCACCGCCAGAAGGGCCTCATCCAACTGGTTTTTTACGGCCCCACCGCGCATCACAAAGACCAACACGCCCTCGCGCTCCACCGCGTCAAAGCCATAGCGCAGCATCAAGGTTTGCAAACTGCGGCGCGACTCCGCGACCTCATGCACCGCAAACCCGCGCACCACGCCCACCAACCCCGACACATCAAACTGCGTCAGCCCCGCGCCTTCGCAGATTTCCTGCACTACCGAGGCCAAACTGCGATGGCTGCTGCGCCCGGAAATCCAATGCCCCAGACGGTAGTTGTCGCCATCACTCCAAAGGTCCGTATTTCCCGGAAAGCGCGGAAAGGGCCGCATATCCCAAGCCCAGACATAAGCGCGCGACATATCCACCATTGGCCCGGCATAGACCTCTGACACCGGGTTATGCGCCGCCTCCCCCCAATAGCGCGTCTGCGCCTTCAGATATTGCATCTGGATGAACTCATCAGGCTGCCCATCCGAGAAATACGGCAAGCTGCTTTCCGAGGATTTCGGGTCGACAAACTTGTTGGGCTGATTGGTGCCCTTATCCACCGCCGCACAGCCGAGTTCGGTAAACACAATCGGCTTGGATTGCGCCACCCACGGCGTTGCCACCGCCTGCCGCACCCCATCAATGCGTTCGTGATGGGCGTTCAGCCACCAATTGCGAATGTCTTTGTAGCGATAAACCCAGGGCTCCCCATGTGCCCCATCGGTGATCGGCGTGCGGATCTGCGCCGCGCGGGCCTCGTCTGAAGGGTAATACCAATCATAGCCCTCCCCGCCTTCGATATTGGCGCTGAGGTAATCAAGATCATAAATCGACCCAAAATGCGCATCCGCATGATCGTCGCCATCACGCCAATCTGAGAGCGGCATGTAATTATCAATGCCAATGAAATCGAGTTCTGGATGGGCCCAAAGCGCATCCAGATGAAAGTAACGATCCCCAGAGCCATCTTGGGGCTGATAGCCAAAATACTCGCTCCAATCCGCCGCATAGCCAATCTGCACATCCGGCCCGAGGATCTGGCGCACCTCCAACAGCAGATCAATCAGCGCCTCCACTGCCACAAAGTCCCCACCCGCGCCGCGTATCCACGTCAGGCTGCGCATTTCAGAGCCAATACAAAACCGCTCCACACCCCCTGCTGCTGCGCACAATGCCGCCTGATGCAGAATAAACCGCCTGTAGCGCCACTCTTCCGGGCCCGCGTAAGTCACCACGCCCTCGGCTACGCTAAAATCAGAGGCGCTGGCGGTGCCAAAGAACGCCGCCACCTCAGCATCAGCGCTCGCTGTTTGATCCGGGCTCCCGGCCTGCCCCGGCGCTTTGGAAAGCGTAATCCGCCCCCGCCACGGCAACACCGCTTGATGAACACCATCCGACCATGGGTCCGGCAAACCATTGCCAGCCATCTGATCCATCAGAATAAACGGGTAATACATCACCGCCTTATCCTGATCGTTCATATGCCGGATCGCCTGAATCACGCTCTGATCCGTCGGCGTGCCCCCATAGACAGGCCGCCCATCCTCGCGCGGCACAACAAGTGCGGCATCGCGACTGACACCAGACACCCGCCAGGGCATCGAACCTTCAAACTCTCGCTTCTCAATCTTTGGTCTGATCTCGCATTCTCCACAGCGCAGATCATCGCCAAACCAACTGACCACCAGCGACACCGCTTCACACTCAGGCTACTCCGCCTCCAGTGCCGCAGCTGCTGTCACGAAATCAGACTGCCCGGATGGAGAGTTCACATTCGCCGACCAGCTCTCCCCCGGACCGTTCTCATAGTAAACCGCCTCGCTTGCCAAAGCGTATTCTCCTGTGCCCGGCATCAAAGCCACCGCCTGCGTGCCCCGCGTCGGATCAATCCCCGCCTCTGCCTGCGTCACAGGGGCGGGCCGTGTGACCTCAAAAGAAAACTGCGGCACGCGGTTGCCAAAGGGCGCAAGGTCCAAATCCTCAAACACCACATAGGCCGTGCCGCGATACGCAGGCACCAACCCCGCGCCTTCCACTGCTTCGATCTTGGGATCAGGCAGTTGATCCTCGCTGCCCGGATAGACGCGCATCGTCACATCCTGCATCGAAATCTCACGCCCATCCGCCCAAAGCCGCGTCACGCCTGTGATTTCGCCCTCACACAGCGCCAAAGCCAGCGACACCGAATAGCTGTACTCCGTGCGTTTCGCTCTTGGAGGTGCGCCCTTGCCGCCCCCCGTCGTGGTTGCGGCTTCCTGAAACCGCGTTGCCCAAATTACATGCCCGCCCACACGCATGCGCCCATAGACCTGCGCAATGGCGCGCCCTTCGGCCGAGCTTGTAATGCGGTAGCGATCAATACGCCCGGTCTCAATGGCCGCCCCGCCGCCACCCAGAATGCGCTGATCAATCGCGTTGCCAATCATCGCCCCAGCAACGCGCACAATCGCCACGGAAGACAGCCCCAAGACCGATCCCCCAATCCCCCCGCCCAGCACCGCCCATGCCGCCGATAACACCATGGCTGTCCTGTCACATTCTCCTTCCGCACCGCCTCAATCGGAAAAGCAAACCGCGCCACAATCCGCCGCGCCCAGGGGGCCGACAAAGCGCTCTCCACCACAGCATGCCCCGCATAGGCGTGAATAAACGTCGGCCCAGCGCCGATACCTGCTTGAATGCCCAAATGTTTCGCCACCGCCCCATCGCGCATGCAAAAGAGCAGCACATCACCGGGCGCCGCATCTTCCAAAGCCTTAGCCTTCATATGCCGCAAAGCCGCCGCCCACAGGGCTTCTTCACCCGAAACCTCAGACCAATCCTGCGAATAGGCGGGCGGCGCTTCCGGCTCTGGCCCAATCACGCCCTGCCAAACACCACGAATAAGCCCAAGACAATCACAGCCCGCGTCTCTCTTGGCCCCCTGATGCACATAAGGCGTGCCAATCCAGCGGCGTGCTTCCGTCACAACGATATTCACCGCAAGCTCCCCCCGTCGTTCACCTCATCTGAACGCGGCACCCGCGTGATCCATTCCTCTCCGGGGATGTCAGGAAAGCCACGAAAATCCACCGCATTCCCAAACTTGGCCAGATGCTCTTCAAACGAGCGATCATGCCCCGCCAGCAGACGCACATGCTCCCCCACAGAGACAGGCACAGCCATAGGCAGCCACAGTTCCACCTCACGCCGTCCCTCAAGCCGCTTGTCGGCCTTCACCACCCCACTCAGCCCAGCGCTTTCAAAGAGCACCTGCCCGCTGGTGAACCAACCGTCCTCAAAGTCGCTCTCACTCAGCAGCTCAAACACCCGATTGTCGCGCTGCGAGATCACCTCAAACACAGCGCTCAGCGTCGGGTCATTCAGATCCACGTCCCCCGCACTTGGCGCGCTCTTTTGGTAAACACGCCCCACAGGCCTGTTCAAAGGCTCACTCAGCCCCCGCACTTCGGCACGAAAAGCCCCACCACTGCGCGTGATCTCTCCGATCTGTCCGGCAAACAGCACAACCCGCTGGCTCACATCCCCCCAATTGACCAGCCAACAGGTCACGTCTGCCCCGTCATAACGCCCAGCGCTGATGTCACTCTCTGTGATGGCCTCGGCACTCAAGGCCCCAAGTGTCTCGGTATTATCTACCCCCAGCCCGGTGCCTTGCTCCAAGGCGAGTGCCGTCATCCCGCTATCGGCGGCAAACACCACCCCTTCAAAGGCCAAAGCACAGTCATGATCGGTAAAGCCAAAGACCACCCCGTCTTTACGGACCACCCGCCAGCATCGCGCCAAGGTGGTGACGCCGCTTTCTAGGTGGGCTTGAAACGCAGCAGAGATCCCCATCACACACGCACCTCCACCACAGGCACATTCGGCATATCACCCGCCTGAAAGCTCGCCACGCTGGTCTGAATGCGATCGGTGTCAAAGCGCACTGGCACGTCAAACTCAAACCCAGCGGTGATCTGCTCTCCCGGCGCTGGGGCCTGAACCAAGGTGATCTCTCCACTCTCGGTATTCAGCGTAAAGTCCACCGCTTCTTGCTGCTGGGTATCCGCCACCCCAATACGCACCGTCCCCGCGACAGGCTTGTAGATAGGGCGCGCATAGGAAGCCTCTCCACTGCGATAGATCTTATGCAGACGAAACACATGGGTCTCCCCATCGCCCTCCCCAATCACCTGATCGCGAAAGTCCACATCAGCGCTGGCCTTACCGGACTTAAAGTCCGACCAATCCTTCCAACGAAACCCGAAAAGCTGCCCCCGCCGTGCCTCAAAGAAGGAAATCAGCGTTTCGATATCATCCAGCGAGCGCATCCCCACCCCCGCATCATAGCGCCGCCTTGCATGCGCCCAGGGGGTGTTGCGTTCTTCAAAACCATTGGCAAGCGTCACAATATCCGTGCGCCGCTCCGGTCCCCCGACAGAGCCAAAACTCAGATTGGCCGGAAATCTCACCTCATGAAAATTCATCACGCTCTCCCCCAATGGTGTCCGTTAAAAAATTTCGCTCAAAGGTTCCGCTGCCCACGCAGGATCGCTCGGCTCATCTGTGCCGCGATCTGCCCTTGGGAGCGCCGAAAGCCCTCTACATCCGATGTTTGGATATTCATCACGACCTGCAC